TCGGTAACGGAGTATTGATATGGCAGTGCTTGATAAAACCAAAACGATCGTACTCAGTAAAGCGCTGGAGATGGGCAACACCCGCTACGAGAGCCTCGAACTGAAAGAACCTGCCCTGGCTGAGGTTGAGCAGTTCTATGAAACGCAGCGCAGCAAGAATGGCATGGCAGCCATGAAGCTGCTGCTGGCGTTGAATTCCGGCGTAACCGAAAAAGTATTGAGTGGCATGGCTTACACCGATTACAGGAAGTGTGAGGACTACTTGATGTCTTTTTTGACCTTCGATCCCTCGGCGGATGGCAGCAACTAGCTGCTGAGGTGACGAAGTATTACGGGTGGGGGCCGCAGGATGCGTGGTCCCTGACCCGTACACGGTTGGATTTTTGGGCCGATCAGGCCCGTCGGATAGAAAAGCTTAAGGCGGGCAAGTAATGGCCAACTCATTCGACTTTGAGCTGACGGCTAATGATGAAGCGTCAGCCGCAATTCTGCGGATTGAGGAAATTGTAAAGCACCTCAATCCACTGTTGGACAGAACGCGCGATGCGTTGGCGTTGGGCGGTCAGGAATCCAGAGATAACCTGGACGATTTGGGCAGCCGTTTTGATGTGCTGGCTAAAAATGCAAGAAGCGGCGTCCAGTTCATCGGCGATTTGGTTCCACCGCTCAAAATGGTCGGTGGATTAACCCTCGGACTGGGTGGCGCTGCAGCGGTCGTCAACGTTGTTAAAAACAACCTGACCAATTTTGCCAACGCCGGCTACCGGATCGATACCGTTGCAAAAAACGTCAGCATGACGGCAGACGCGTTTCAGGAACTGACTGGCGCCATGATCGAAAACGGCAGCGCGCGTGAGGCTGCGGAAGGTTCGGTCAGTGAGTTATTTGAAAAGGCGAATGATGCTGTACACGGCCGTAATGATGGCTTTCTCGCTTTGCTGAAACAGCGGGGGATAGGGATCAGTGAAACCAAGGATGGTCTGGCCGATGTAGGTAAGCTGATTAACGATCTCAACCGCGCCATGCAATCTCTCCCTGCAGGACAGCAGGCGCTGTTTGCCAACAAATTGGGCCTTTCGCCCGATCTTCTCAGCTATCTGCGCAACACGACCAGTGAAGTGCAACGGCTCAAGGATCAGGCCCGTCGGGATGGTCTGATATTTACCGAGAAGGATCTGCAGAATGCTCTGGCGTTCAAGCAGCAGTTGAACCAAATAGGTGCTGCCTACGACGGTATGCTGATGAAAGGGCAGGCCTGGCTGGGCCAGTCGGAAACCCTGGCCGCTTCGGTAGACCAACTCAAGCAGGTCGTTACAAATGGTCTGGACAGCACGGCTATCGGTTCGATCCTGACGTTTAACAGCGGCGGGAAACAGGCCGATGTTTTGCGGCAGGCTCAAGGTGACGAGAAATTTAAAGACACGCTGTCATGGAAAGAAAAGCTGGATTTAAAACTGGGCTACGCGTCGGAAGATCTGATCAAGAAACTGAACGGCTATTATAAGCCCGTATGGCGCGCCGACCAGCTGAGAGCCGATACCGAGAAAATTTCAGGTTACCCGGCGCCGGCTGAAAATGGGGCGATGTTGCCGTATGGCCAGCCGGGGAATAATGCACTCGGGCTGCGCAACAATAATCCGGGCAATCTGCGTTCAGCACCGAATACGACTGGCCGAAACGGCGGTTTTGTCACGTTCGAAAATCCCAATGATGGGCTGGCGGCGCTTTCTCGACAGCTGATGTTGTTCGGCGATCGCGGTAAAAACACGTTGAACAGCATCATCCCGACGTATGCGCCATCCAGTGAAAACAACACGCAGGCCTATATTGACGCCCTGGCTAAACAGACTGGCTTTAACCCCGCGGAACCGCTAGACCTGCATTCGCCGGCGGTGCTTGAAAAGCTTATCCCAGCCATCATCAAGCATGAAAATGGTGCCCAGCCATACAGCCGCGATCAAATTTTCAGGGGGATCAGCGATTCGGTTTTTGACCCTCGATGGTCAGGCTTGCGTGACCAGAACAATCTTTACGGGCAGCGTGCATCTGGTTTGTTCGAACTCTCTGATCAGGGGCAGTCATTACCGCCGCCAACGCAAAAGGATTCGTCAACGCAAGCCTCACTGTTTGCGCCGAATGATCAGCGAGAGGAAACCATCGGCCAGATCTCGGATGCCATGTCTAAGGCGATCGACGAGAACAAATTCCAACTGGAAATTACACTGGTCAATCCCCAGACCGGTGAGCGCCGCAAGGTTCAAGCTGATGGCGGGGGCCGCGTAGCCTTGTCAATGCAATCAATGAGTTAAACCGCTTCGGCGGTTTTTTTGTTTCTGGAGAATTTATGGCTCTGATCACTGATGCGATCTCATCGCTGCTGGGTGGCGGCGACAGCTGGGATTGGTTTGAGCATATTCACCCGGCATCATTTCGCGGTGTTCCTTTTGCGGTAGTCAGTGCCGAAGGCGTTTTTGGCCGGCGCCAGGCCGTGCATGAATACCCTTATCGCAACACCGCCTGGGTGGAAGATCTGGGGCGTGGGACGCGCAAATTAACGATCAGGGGTTTCATCGTCCATAACAGCTTGGCATATGACGCTCCTGACGTGATAACGCAGCGTGATTCGCTGGTGGCTGCATGCGAGACGGAAGGGCCGGGTACGTTGATACATCCGACGCTTGGGGAGCTTACCGTAAGTGTGCCGGATGGCGGTTTGCGGGTACTTGAGAGCGTGGATAACGGCCGTTCCTTCGAGTTTACCCTGACGGTCATTGAGTCCGGCTTAAAGGTGTTTGCGATCACCGGAAGCACTCAGGCGGCATCACTGGTTCAGACTAACTGGTTACGAACCGGCCTGATGGCGGCCACAAAATTTATTGCCACGGTTAAAGGTGAGATCCGCAGTGTAACCCAGACCATCAAGACGTTGCGTAATACCGCTGCGTTTTGGGGCAACATGGTGAAAAGCACCGCCAATGAAGTCACTAATCTCAGTAATGTCCTGAAATCGACCTTCGGTAGCGCCCGGTATGGGCGATACAACAAAGGCACCGTAGGGGGCGGCGTTTCGGGATCAACCGGCGCAGTAAATCGAACTGCAGATACCGACAATTACGCCGGATTGGTTAGCCAAAAAATGGCGCAAGCGGTAACAGGCCGCGCCGAATTGTTGGCGCTCACGGCCACATTTGAGGGGGTAGCCTCCGTTGATGCCTTCCCCATTGATGCCAGGGCCATCATTGATGCGGTCATTTCGTTCAGCGGCAGTGTAGAAGAAAAAATCCGCATGCTGGAAACGTTGGCCTCGTATCGAAATACCACGTTTTACGCTACCTCGGGTGAAAATGCGGTAGCCAATGGCGCCACTATCCTGCTTTGTGTACTGTCCGCCGGCGCACTGGCAGCAACCGCTGCCAATTATGAGCCCTCAAGCTATGACGATGCCATTTTAATGCTTAATCGCGTCTGCGACACGCTGGATGATGTGCTGTTGATGGCGGCGGATGCCGGGGACGACGACGATTATCTGAACCTGTTGCAAACCCGCGATGCGCTGGTCAACGCCTACAGCCAGAAAGGCGCCGTTCTCAGTTCACTGACCCAGGTTGTTATGCCTACATCGTTACCGGCGTTGGTGCTGGCCAACCGCATGTATCAGGACGGCGCTCGGGGTGATGAACTGGTTCAGTCTGTCGGGCCGCGCCATCCGGCATTCATGCCCACCAAATTTAAAGCGCTGAGAAAATGAAAGATGAACTGATTTTGACGGCCGGCGGTAAGCGAATTTCCGGCTGGGATTCTGTTCGCGTTACGCGAGGCATTGAGCGCTTGCCATCGGATTTCGACCTGTCGTTGATGGACTATTACCCCGGTAACGATGAAAAGCAGCTGGTGCTGCCTGGAGACAGTTGTACGGTGCATCTGGGGGATGATCTGGTCATGACCGGCTATGTCGATCGCTGGAATCCGGTGATTGGCAAAGAGCGCCATGAAGTTCGCGCTACGGGCCGGAGTAGATGCCAGGATCTGGTGGATTGTTCAGCTGAATGGCCTAACAACGTGATCAGCCAGGCTAATGCCCTGCAGATAGCGCAAAAGTTGGCATCACCATACGGTATCACTGTCGGCAGCGACGTGAATGATATGACGACGGTTCCCCAATTTACCCTGAACTGGGGGGAGTCTTCGCAAGAAGTGATCGACCGGATCACCCGTTGGGCTGCGCTGCTGTATTACGACAAGCCCGATGGCAGTCTTTTCCTTACCCGCGTCGGAACCGGCAAGGCGGCCAGCGGCGTGGCGCAAGGGGAAAATATCGAGACGGCATCTTTCATGTCATCGATGGACGAACGGTTTTCCGATTATGTCGGGGTATCGATGTCGATGACGCCGGCGATGGAGTTGTCCCCGGATAGCGGCTATTCCGCCGTTACCCTGGCGCGCGCGCAGGATCCGGAAGTCGCCAAAATGCGCTACCGCAATCGGATTGTCATCGTTGAGAGCACGATGAACTCTCACGGTCAGGCGCAAAACTGCATCGACTGGGAGATGAACCGGCGATATGGCCGTTCACGACGCCTGCAGGTGGAGATCGATAGCTGGCGAGACAAGGCCGGAAAACTGTGGGAGCCGAATACGCTGATCCCCATCAATATTCCTGTATTTGGGCTCAATAACGTGCAGTGGCTTCTGGCGGAGGTCACCTTTACCCGTGACGAGCGGGGCACGCGCGCCAATCTCATCATGATGCCGAAAGAAGCATTTGCCGTTCAACCCTACCAATTCTATAGCCAGGTGCAGGAGCTAAATCGATGAATGACGGCATGTTGAGGCAGCTTGGGCGCCGGGTGGCCATGATGATTGGCCTAGGCAAGATCACCGGGTACGGCGATGCCGGCGGCATTCAAAAACTACAGTATCAGACGCCGCTGGAGGTGAGGGGGGACACCCCGAGGATGGCGGAGTTTGGATTTTCTTCCGGCCTCCCGGTGGGTACGGATGTGGTGCTGGCGTATCTGGGTGGTGACCGTTCCAGCGCCGTGATCGTGGCCAGCAACAATCAGCAATACCGGCAATCGGGTTTAAAAAGCGGAGAAACGCTGATTTATAACCAGTGGGGAATGTTCGTAAAACTCACAGAAAACGGCATTGAGATCGAAGCGAAAGGGAAGCCGGTAACAGTGGTCAATGCGACCACTGTTACCGTTACGGCCACCGAGAAAATCAGGCTTGAAACGCCGCGTTTGGAAGTGACCGGCGACGTGATTGACAACTGCGACAGCAACGGCGCCACGTTGAAAGCCTTACGCGATGCCCACAACGAGCACGACCATGTCGTGAAAAATGTCCAGAGCGGTAACGATGAGAAAACCAGCGAGAAACCGGGGGAGATCGTCGAATGAGTGATATCAGCTCTTTCTGGGACATTGAACGGCTGGTGGCAGAGTGGCGGGAAGGTAACGGCGATCTGATCAATGGCGATGACCTGCAGACAGCGATGATTATCAGCCTGTTTACCGATCGCGTCGCCCGTGATGACGATGATATAGACGGAGAAGACCGCCGCGGCTGGTGGGGGGATATGGGGGAGGATCATAACATCGGCTCCCGCCTTTGGCTGCTGCGCCGTCAGAAATTGACCCAGGCTGTTGCTCAAAAAGCGGAAGACTATGCCCGCGAGGCATTGCAGTGGTTGATCTCTGACGGTGTGGTGTCGTCGTTCACCATAGCAACCCAGATCGTTTATCCCCGGCGGCTAAATATGGTCATTCGCTATCAGCGTCCGGGTAACGGTGACCGCACGGACATGCGATTTTTTTGGGTTTGGGAGCAATAAATTATGCCTTTCAATCGGCCGACACTCACCGAATTGCGTGAGAAAAGTCGCACACAGCTTCAGGCTGAACTGAGAAATATCGGTGCGCTGTTGCGCTATTCCAACATGCGTGTTTTGGCGGATGCTGATGCCGGCCTGGCCCATTTACATTACGGGTATCTGGATTACATCGCGCTGCAGTCCACCCCTTTTAATGCCACCGATGAATGGCTATCTGGATGGGCTGGCCTTAAAAGTGTCTACCAAAACCCGGCCAATCCGGCATCTACACCGTCTTATGAATTTAGTGGAACTGCGGGGGCTCCCGTCAACAAAGGCGCCGTGTTGCGCCGCGGTGATGGTTATCTCTACCGGCTTGAGGAGAGCGTTACGATCGGGGCAAATGGGAAAGGTGTCGGCAAGCTTACCGCAATACTTCCCGATATTATCGACGCCCCGACAGGAGGCGGTATTGATGGTAATGCGGATGCCGGGACGACCCTGACACTGGATGTTTCTCTACCCGGTATTGATGCCAGCGGGGTAATGCTCGAGCCCGCGACTGGCGGAGCAGATATTGAGACACAGGAAAGCTTCCGCGCTCGTATGCTGCTTGCCTATCAAAATCCGCCACAGGGTGGCAGCGATACAGATTACGAGCAGTGGGCGCTGGCGGTACCTGGCGTTACACGCTGCTGGCCCAAACGACGCCTGATGGGGGCCGGTACGGTTGGGGTTTACATCATGTGCGACGGCAACGACGAAACCAATCACGGTTTCCCGGTAGGTACTGACGGCATATCCCAACTGGATGACTGGGGCGCACAAAAAGCCACCGGAGATCAGGGACGTGTGGCTGATTATATCTACCCACGCGCCCCCGTCACTGCGCTGGTTTACGTATGTTCGCCAGTGGCCAAGACCGTAGATTTTGAGATCAGCGGTATCTCGCACGTTGGTAGCGACATTACTGCGGCCATTGCGGCGGCTATCGACAATGTCTTTTTCGAAGGTGGAACACCGGTCGGCAATGGCAAGATCTTCCTTTCGGATTTGAACAGAGCAATCGGAGACATTGAGGGAACGGCGGGATTTATCCTTGTTTCCCCATCAGCAAATATCGATTTGGGGGTAGGGCAGCTGCCTGTTCGTGGTGAGGTTAACTACACATGAGCCAGTTTACCGTAAAAGAGTATTCCCGTGCGCTGCAGGCGTTAATTCCGACAGGGTTAGCGTGGCCGCGCGATCCTGGCGGGATTCAAGCGGCTGTTATCCGCGCTTTGGCCACTGGGTTTCAGCGTAGCGATAACGATGCGATAGCGTTGCTTGTCGGGGCTTTCCCCGAAACCGCTACCATCATGCTGACTGAGTGGGAAAAAACGCTCGGCTTGCCGGATGATTGTTCGATCGGAGAGGTTGATACCATCGCCAAGCGCCAGGCCGCTGTAGTATCGAAATTTATCAGCACAGGTGGCCAGTCTCGCTCCTATTTCATCGGTATAGCCAATGCGCTGGGTTATAACATCACCATTAGAGAGTATCGCGAAGCTCGCGCTGGTTTGTCTGTTTGTGGCGATGGCCTGAATGGGGATGAATGGCCTTTTGTTTGGCTCGTTGAGGCGGAAGATACGACGATTACGTATGCTCGATGTGGTATGTCCTACTGTGGTGATCCTCTTGCTTCGTGGGGAAACAGGCAGCTTGAGTGCCGAATAAGTGCGCTGGCTCCATCTCACACGTTGGTAAAATTTGGATATATATACTTTGGATTTAACGACGAAGGCGTTTATGACGTTACGCCTGAGTTTGCAAACATATTCGATACCGCCTCCGGATACCTTTAATTCAATTCGACATTCACTTTATCGTTCAATGAGCGAGGATAAGACATGCAAAAAGTTGGTAGTGTTACAGAAACGGCAGATCAGAATGGTGAGTTTACTAACGGCAATGTAGCCCAAGGGATTCCTCCAACAATTTTGAAAGCTGAGATTCTTAATACCTGGCAACGGGAAATGGTGGGGGTTGTCGAAGGTGCGGGAATCTCATTAGATCCCAATAATGATAACCAATTAATTTTGGCGATCAGGAATATCATTCAGCAGACACCAACTAAACAAGCAAGATTTGAAGCATCGGGTAACTTTAAGGTACCTGCTGGGATTACTACAGTTTATATCACCGCATGTGCTGGAGGCGGCGGCGGTGGCGGTGGCGGCGGGAGTGAGTCTGGCGGCTATGCCGGCGGTGGTGGTGGGGGTGGTGCAGGTCAATCTGTTATCAAAAAGGCGATTACGGTATCGCCAGGTCAGACATACGTCGTTACGGTAGGTTTGGCTGGGCAAGGTGGAGACGGCGGGGCAAATGCTGGTACTAGCGGTCAAAATGGAACGGCAGGAGGTATTACTTCATTTGGGGCATTGCTAACCCTAACTGGTGGTGATGCTGGTGGCTTTGGAGGAGGATCACAACTTTCAGGCGGCGGTGGCATCGGTGGCGGTTTTGGTGGGGGCGATGGTAGTGACGGTGGTAGCCGCGGAGGTATTGGTGGGATGGGAGGTAGCGGCCCGTTGGGAACATCTGGAGGCAGTGGGCGATCAGGAAATACAGGCGGGAAAGATGCCCATACAGGGTGGGGATTTGGTACTGGTGGTGGAGGAGGTGGTGGTGGGTACGATTTTGCTGCTGCTGGAGGTAAAGGTAGTAATGGCATGCCTGGGTTAATGATTATTGAATGGTAAAAAATGAGGGGCACAAGCCCCTCAGTATATCAAAGAACGTAGCGAACTATTTTTACTTTCCTTAATGGGTAAATTATTGCTACGCACAGGGTAAATACAACAATCGAAAGGACTGGGATTGAAATCCATCGATTGTCAAAATAATTTGTAATCGTTGCTAGAAGTTCTCGCAATAACAATAAGTGAAGGCAATAAATTCCAAGAGAGAAAGAAGCGATATTTTTTATGGAATTATATATAAAGGTGTTCTCTTTTATTTTTATCTGTGAAAGAAAAATAAACAAGGAGATAGTGCCTATCATGATTAATGGCGAGTTTCTTTCAAAAAACAATGGCGATGTGATGCCGACATTATTTGTGATGACATTTAGTTTTTTAGAGTATACGTAAGTTAAAAGTGCGATTGCAATTACAGAAATAAAGAAAATGAAAAGGCATGTAGTAGTTCTAATATCACAATCTTGTTTTGTTATATAATCACGAACAAAAGCACCAAGGAAATACCAACCAACTAATCCAAAGAAAGAATAAAGCTCATAAACTCCTATGAAATCAAATTGCAGTCCAAGTAATTCCTTAATCATAGGGTAAATGGAATAAGATAAAATCCATATAGTCAAGAAGTATGATTTTAGTGCGTCATTTGAGTTGTGATACATAGCAGATAGAATAGGAGAGAACATCAGAACACCGATCATTGCGTACAAATACCAAAGGTGATAGTAGACGGGGCCCGATATGATTGCGTTAATAACAGAAGCACTATAAATTCTTTGATCGCCAAGCCAAGCTAAATACACAACCGACCAGAAAATTAAAGCTGGTATTATTCTTATTGCTCTCTTGGATAAGAAATGTTTTAGAGAGTGTTTTTCATTTATCAAAAGTGCGCCAGATATCATGATAAACATAGGTACGGCAAATCGTGAGATTGCATTGTAGAAATTAACAGCCCACCATTGGTTATTTATATTGTTATAGTCAAAAATTGAAGAATGAATCAAGATTACAGCAAAGCAGGCTATAACCTTCATTAAATTAAGCGATTTAAAAAAATCATTAACTGACGTGGTTAAATTATTTGTTTCAATGTTTGAAGTGCTCACAAGCAACTCGCATTAATTGTGTTGGTTAGGTAGATCATATCTAGATAATGCGGATTGTCAATATTAAATACACATGTTCATAATGTACAGGTAATGATATGGCACAAAGGTATAACACCGGGAACCCACGTTCTTCTAATAGCATGAAGGACGTGAATGATAACGCAATGGCATTTGATGATTATATTAATGGTGATGAAGATGAAGCTTTTGACCGGTTTGGGAAGCCTTTCCCAACGGTTCGTAGGGCTGTTGCCGATCGGATAAATGAGATAACTGGGGCAAGCAGGGACGCAGAAGAGTATGCCGAAGATGCCCGCGCTTATGCGGAGATTGCACAATCAGGTTCTGATGCTTACCGTAATGCAGCAGCGGCGCAAGCTGCAATTGACGCCGGCACGGAAACTCGGCGCTATTTTTCTGTTCGCTCTACCATTTCAACGCAGTGGGTTGATGAATATGAGAACGTTAACGGCGTAGCGACGCCAACGGGCCGTTATCTGAGTAACGGCAAATACGTTGATGAGATTGGCGTATCGGTTATTTCGCTACTAGCGAGTCTTATGGAGACGAATAAGAGAACTGCCGCCCTGAGACAATATCAATCAGAGCAGTGGCAGTGGACAGTAGAAAGTGCGCTCGGCCCTTCTCAGACGGCGATGGCGTTAGATAATGATTTTGGGCTGTGGCTGGCTGGGTTAAAGTCATCCATTCAAGATTACGTTGAGCAGTTAATTCCGAAAAACATCGCAAATCGTTATCAAAATATGCAGTTCGTCCTCGTTGCAAAAAACGGGGTGGATGGCTTATTAACAATTAACGATAACGGCGATGTAAGAATGGTCGGTATGGATGATGTTCTGCAAGACAGATTAGAATCCATATGCTCGACAAATTTCTCTCGTCGCATTGTCGGCTTCCAGTATGTGATCTTCGCTAAAGACCTCAAGTCAGCGTTGTTTGCGATTGATGACGATGGCGGTGTGCATGTCCCCGGAATTGATGGCCCGTTGCAGGATAACCTGGGCCAACAGCCAGCACGCATTACGCCGTATCAGGGTTTGCCCGCCGTGTACTGGAATGATGCGTTGTTGTGGCATGAACGTCCCGTTCTGAGCGTCAACCAGGTGTCGGCTAACGGCCTGTCGATGACCTACATCCCCGGTGGCCAAATCACCAAAGGTTACGGGATGATGTATTACCGGGGTGGCGCTGAAATCTCGCCGGAGGCGATGAAAGCGCTCATCTTATGCAGCGATGGCCAGTCACTGGGTGTGCCGAGTGATGCCGGTAACCGGCCGAATCCGAATACCTGGAACAAAGTTAACTACGACCCGAAATGGCGCGCCTATGCGCTGGCCATCGCCGGAGGAAAACCCGAGGGCAGCCAGGACACGCCAATCACCGAGGCCATGCTGGATTTGCTGGCAAATCTGGTTTACCCGCTTTACCGCCAGGGGCAACAGCTGCCGTTTGTCTATGCGCTGCTGTATTCGCATGAAAATGCTGGCTTGAATCTGCCTGTCATGTTCAGCGCGGTTGCAAACAGCGGCGGCAAGTCCTTTGCGCAAATCTGGAAAGGCACAGTGCCTTACAGTAACGGACTGACGATGGTTGAACGGTATGTGAAAATTGCCCAGGCGCTGGGTAAACCCGCCAGCGTTGATGTGGTGTCGCTGGAGCATGGCGAGACGGATAACGACAACGGCACTTCGCAAAATGTCGGGGATTATCGGGTGCGCATGGAGGCGTATTACGCGCTGCGCCGTGCGGATTACAAAGCACTGACAGGGCAGACCACCGAAATTCTGGCGGTCATCGGCCAGGTCGGCAGCCGTATCAACACGAAAGCCGGTGGAGTCGATGAACAAGGGAACCCCACGGGCGAAAGCGTGGTTGTTAAGCCTTTCTCAGTGGTCGCGGTTGACCAGCTCCAGTTCGTTAAAAATAACCCGACTAACGCGATCATGTACGGCCCGAAATATCCGCTGAACTGGCTGTATTCGGACGGCTCGCTGAGTCACCTGGATAACTGGGGGAAAGTCCTGCAGGGCGAATATCAGGAGCAGGCGATCTTCTGGCGCTTATATGATCCCGTGCGTAAGGGCACCTGGACGGGGCTAAAAATTAAAAGCGTCACGTTGACGGGTAATATCGTTGATTTACTTTGTGACGTGCCGTTTGCACCGATTGTTATTGATGCTGACTTTATTGCCGACTGTCTGAATAAAGGCATTGGCCTCGAAAATAACTCAGCTGCTGTTCAAAGCATCACTATCGTCGATGGCAATATCATCCGCGTAGTGTTTGACCAGGCCCCGGCGGCCACGGATGCGTTGCTGATGGGGTTCACAAACACCGCAGAACATTCACCAGAAAACGACTCTGTTTACCCATTGACCTGTTTCCGTGACTCATCGCCGCGCGTATCGCGGTGGGTGACGCGCAACGGTTCACCATTCCCTCTTTATAACTGGATGTGTCTTGATCGCATTCCATTAGGAGAACTTTAAATGGTAGCAGTAAACCAAACTGGGAAAGCCTACTACGGCTTTCGCACAGCTTTAGACCTATCAGCCTCTATTCTTGACCCACAGGCGCTATTTACTGCCTATAAAGCGCGGGTACTGGCAGACGGAGGCACAATCCCAGATGAAGCTGGTTGTCTGGCCCGGTTTTCATTTCTGCTGAATAACGGCATGTATGAGAAAACCACGATCTGCGCTGCACCGGCATTCGGGCTAAAGGTTGATGGTTCTGGGAACGTCCAGACCATTTACAACTTGCTCGGCGATGCAGGCGATTTAATCGCTGGTTCGCAAGGTACGCCGCCTCGCGCCATGACCTATGATGCGACGGCTCGCGCGGTGATTATCCAGGTCACATCCGGCGGTGGCTGCTTCCTTAAAAGTCGCGCCAACCAAATTATTCAAAAAGGCAAATCGTACCTTATTGCCGGGCGAATGAGTGACCTCGACAGGGCGGACAATAACGGAATCACTGCGGGCTACAACATCAATAATTTGGCGTTGGCGTATTTTCGCACCATGATCACCAACAACCAAGGAACGACTGAGGCGTGGCGCTATGGGACACGTGATAGCGCATGGCCGGCAGGAACAGGTGGGAGCATTGTCGCGGCAACGAGTGTCTATGCTGATTACGTGCCTTCCGCCGGCCTGTTTAAAGTCGCGAGTGGAGTTGTTGAGGGCTACGAAAAAGGAAAGTTGTCAGTAACCTCAGCAGTAGCCGTTACAGGTAAGCTTGCAGATCTGAGCAGCAGTACAGTTCCAATACTGATCGGTGGAGCACAAACCGCAAGTGGTGTTGCGGCATGCTATGGGGCATTCATGGACATCTTATGCCTGCATACTGCCGACGAATCAGACGCGATCCTGGCGTCACGACTGGGGATGTAACTATGGCTGAAGATTGGATGATCCCACAGGATTGGCAAAATCCGAAATGGAATCAGGACGGTAGCCAGCCTCATCACTGGCATAATTATGTCTCCAGCGCTGTTCAGCAAATATGGCAAAGCTTTACTGATGAGCAAAAGCAGGTGCTAGCCGCTGGGTTTGCAGAGGTGGCGCTGAACGAGGATTGTTGGGATTAAAGCAAATGCCGGGAGGGAGCCCGGCAGACTTGAAAACTCAAACGTAGCCTCTATCTAAAATCTGCTGCCCCGTCGCCGGCCTCGTAGTGTTCACTCAGGGTGAACATCGGCAGGGGCAGCGTCTTTATTAAGGCTGGAACCAGTCGTCCGCACTTTCCCAAGTTTCCTGCAATATTTCCTCGATCGCTTCGCGGTCTGCCGGCGTACCGTTACGCACTGACAGCCCATCCATACCCGCCATACGCACTGTCGCTTCAATGTCAGAGAATTTACGCTGCAGCCTTTTGTTCAGCTCGATGGCCAATGCTGACGCTGCGCCAGTCGGCAGCTGCTTTTTTTTGTCGATGGTCACTTCTACGTAAATCATGAGCGCTTCCTCAGTTTGCGGTTACCAACCACTGATCTGCTTCCTCGAACATTTCTTCCAGCATCCGGTTTAGTTTTTCTTTGTCACTTTTGCTGGCATCTGTGTTGAGGCTATTTGCTTGCATGGGTTTAACTCGAACATCAGCAGCAGGGAAGATGCGGTGCACTCGTTTGGTTAGTTCGGCTTTTATGATCTCTGCCGCACCTGGAAGTTGAGCGACATTACGCTTATCGAATACAAGTTCTACGAACATTTTTCTGCCTCCATAGTTAGCTGTGTTTTTATACAGTATATGTAAGCTTGGCTTTTTTCAATATTGGCCCGGCTTATGGGGCATAAATGGGGCATGGATATGATGAAAATGGGTGTTTTTGAGTAGAATTAAAAATTTTGGTGACGAAGGAAAACTTAATAAAAACATAGGATAAGCAGTGTTGAGCAGGTGTGGTAAAAAGAGGCTCATTACGGTATAGACGTATTGAGCCACGTTGCTCTAAGCCTCTCTATATCAGTATTTATAGGATGTCTGGCGGCATGAGTGTAGCCCGTTTCGATCTCGGATCCCAGACATCGCTCAGCGA